CTTTCACGGACGAGAACAGCCCAATGCAAAAATTCTGTGATGAAGTGGAGTGGTTATGAGTGATCAAAATAATCTCTCTGGAAAAATAGGTCTCGATAATACCGACTTTAAGACGGCTGTCTCTCAGATGAACCGAGATATTCGGGTCATTGAGAGTGGTTTCCGTGCGTCTGCTGCTAGCCTGGGTGATTGGGGGAAAAGTGCTGATGGGCTAAACATGCGAATGGGCGCCCTGACAGATAAGATCGAGATTCAGCAAAAGAAAGTTGCTGTTTTGAAGTCTGAGTATCAACGTGTTTCCGCTGAAAAGGGCGAGAACAGCTCAGCCGCTCAAAACTTGATGATCAAACTAAACCGAGAAACGGAAGCTCTCAACAGAAGTGAACGAGAGCTGCGGGATGTCGATGACGCCTTAGCAGAAATGGGCAATGAGAGCGAAAAGACCGGTAAAAAGACAAAGAAAATGGGGGATGACACCGATGAGGCCAGCAAGAAAGCCGAGAAATTCAAGAAAGTCTTGAAGGGCTTTGGGTCTATCGGAAAAGCTGCGGTCAAGGCGCTGGCTGGCGTAGCGGCTGCCGCTATCGCAGTCGGTGGGGCTGTAGTTGGGATGGTTACCAGCACTATTGGCCCAGCAAGTGATTTAAATGAGACAATTTCAAAAACTCAGGTCGTTTTTGAAGATCAGGCGGATGCTGTCATCGCATTTGGTGAAAATGCGGCCCTCTCGCTTGGCATGAGCGAAAATGCCGCCTTATCCGCCGCCGGAACCTACGGCAACTTATTCCGATCGATGGGCATAGGGCTTGACACATCGGCGGATATGTCGATGAACCTTATCCAGCTGGCCGGTGACCTGGCCTCATTCAACAACATGGACCCCACAGAGGTGCTGGATAAGCTGAGAACAGGTATCAGCGGCGAAACGGAGCCGTTGAAAACGCTGGGTATCAATATCAACCAGGTCATGCTGCAAGAGAAGGCGATGGAGCTTGGTCTGTGGGATGGTACTGGTACGATTGATGCGGCGGCCAAGGCCCAGGCGTCTTATGCGCTGATTTTGGAGCAGACCACGCTGGCCCAGGGCGATTTCGAGAGAACATCTGATGGCTTGGCAAACCAGCAGCGGATCATGAATGCTTTGTGGGAAAATGCCAAGGCAACACTTGGTACAGCGTTCCTGCCGGTTGTGACCACCGGGGTGAAGTTACTAAATGAATTCCTGCAATCGGCCACTTTCACAGACGGGCTTGAAATGCTGGTCGGTTTAGTTGAGGACCTATCGGAAGTTATTGAACCGTTGTTTGGTGGTGGTGAGATAGACTTTGAAGCTCTTGGCGAGGGGCTAGCAGGGATTGGAGAGGGAATCGCCGGTGCGATTTCAAGTTTACTTCCAACCATTGTGACAATGATCACGACGGCGCTACCGGTTCTGCTTACTACCGGCATCACGATCTTGCAGGGCCTTGTGGATGGGATCGTTCAGAATTTGCCTGTGCTCTTGCCGGCGGTGATTGATATTCTGAAAATGCTGGTGAAGTTCATTGCTGAAAATCTGCCAATTCTGATCATGGCAGCTTTTGAGATTCTGGTTGCATTGGTGAATAGCATCCTCGATCTGCTTCCCATGCTGGTTGATGTTGCTCTGACTATAATCATCACACTGGCCAATGGATTGATTGAGGCGTTGCCTGAATTAATCCCTAAGATCGTTGAGATTGTGCTGCAGATCGTGATGACGCTGTTGGATAATCTCCCGATGCTGATCGATGCCGCAATCAACCTGATGCTAGCTCTGATTGAGGGACTGTTAGCAGCGCTACCATTATTGATTGACATGGTCCCTGAGATCATCACGACGATTGTGAGTGTGCTGATCGACAATCTTCCACTGATCATCACGGCGGCGATTGAGATCGTGGGAGCGCTAATTTTGGGCTTGCTGCAAGCTATTCCGGACCTTCTGCTGGCTGTGGTGGAGCTGATTGAGAGCCTGATCGAAAAGTTCAAGGAGACAGACTGGAAGAAGATCGGTGATGATATTGTGGCCGGGCTGAAAGAAGGGTTTTTAGGTAAGTGGAGCGATTTCAAAGATTCCATTTCACTTAAATTTAGTAATCTTGGGACCGGGATCAAGGACTTTTTGGGAATCAACAGCCCATCGGATTATTTTGCTAATATTGGCGAAAATATGGCTGCTGGTTTGGGAGTAGGATTCGGCGATAAGTTTGATCGGATCAAGAAGAACATCCAGGGCGCAATTGGCAGCATTGATCAGGGCCTTGGCGTGGGTGGATTGACGCTGGCCGGGCAAGGTGCGGGAGCTGTCTATAACACCACAGCAAATGTTTACACTGGTCCAGTTGCCAGCGACATTGATTATTACAAATTGACCCGTATGGTTACTGATGAGCTTGGGAGGAGAAGAAAATGATCCAATTGTCCTTTGAATTGCGGTCCAGCGGCTCTGTGGTGAAAACGGTCAATTTACAGGCCAACGGGCGCAAGGTAATTGATTTTTATATTCCTCAAACCTCTGACGTTGATAAGGTTACTGATAGTTTTGAGCTGTTCATCAAAGGAAATGACAGCGCCGATCTTGTGGATAAGGTGCGTGAGATTGAAAACCTGTTGAAGTTTGCCAGCAGTCACAAAACAGGCCCAGAGGGCGTTTATGTGCTTTATTCTCCTGATACGGTCACGGCTTGGCAGTCCAGGGTGAGCGGTGGGGCCCTTTTACCTGAAGGATCCATGAATAATTTGTGGAGAGAGGATAAAACACGCTGCCAGATCGTTTTTGAGCGAAATAACTACTGGGAAACCGAAGATCCGGTGATTTTGGAGCTTACAAACGGTTCTGTGACGGGGCAAATGGCTGCTCCGATCGCTAATTGTCAGGATGGAATCCATGATCTGTATGTTGAGATTGCGGCGGATCAGGTTGAGGGTGTTTTGCCTACGCCAGCCATTTTGGAATTCAGCAACACCCAAAATGACACCACGGAGGTGGACGAGCTGCTGGTTGGCGTGCTGCACGGAGATGGCCTGACCACGCCACCCAGCCCGGGGACGTTGGTCATTGAAGGGACTGGCGTGATTGATGCGACCTGTTCCGGAGGCTATTATGACGAAATGACCTGGCTGGATGATGCCGAGAACCAGCTGGAGACATGGTCCATTGATAGCGGTGATTTCATGCAGAAGAAATACCGTGCTGTGGTCCGCTTGCGGGATTCCGTGGTTTATACGGATCTGTGGCTGAAGGTGAAGCTGCTGAGTGGTACCACGGTGATCTCTGAGACACGCTGGATGCTGGTGGAGGCAGGGCAGGAGCTGGTGGTGATCGGTTCGCTGACTATTCCGCCGTATCTTCTGGGCGAGGCCGTGGATATCGGTACACTGACACTGGGGCTCTATGAGAAACGGGCGTCCGGCTCCGGGTCACTTGATATGGATTACATCCTTTTGATGCCACAGGACGCTTGGAGACGCTACGGGGCCATATCCGGGCTGGACTACAACGAAAAGCTGATTGACGACCCTGTGAGAGGCGTTCTGATCACGCAACTTGGTGCAAGTTACCTGGTGACACATAAGATTGATGAGGGAGAGCCGCTCATGCTGCGCCCTGGGGTGAAAAACTACCTTTATTTCATGCAAATGGATGATGTAGGCGAGGCTCCGATTGACAGGACAGCCAGCGTGACCGTGAAGTGCCACCCACGGAGGTTGACGGTATGAAAGTTGTCTTCCAGAAGCGTGATTTCACTACTCTTCCTGTGCAGCCGAAGGTTGATCTTAGTGTGGATCGCTATTCTCATCATGTGATGGGTGGCCCGAAACAAACAACTATTCAGGTATCCGGAAAGCTGGAAGAGATATTTGCTTTGGTGAATATGTTGCGCTCTCCGATTGAGATCCTCAATGATCACGGTGATGCAGTGTGGTGGGGGTATTTTGCCAGTGTGGAGGTCCATTTGCCAGCGGCAACTTTTGGGGTGGACCTAGAAACAATGTATAACAACGTTTCCGTTGCTTATACCGATCAGAACATTCGATTCACGACCCAGTGGTCCGGTGATGACGATTCGATTGCGGAATATGGCACGAAGGAGATCTTACTTTCAAGATCTGATGTGACCGAAGCGGACGCCCTGCAATATCGGGATGTCTACCTGGCTAATGCAAAGAACCCGATTCCT